GTTGTCAGCTGATCATCCAGCCCCTGGTTTAATTCCTGTATAAAATCCGGCGCCTTTTCAGGGTTTCCTGATAGCAATGTGATCCACTCCCGGGCGCGTACATTAAACAGGTGCCTAAATCCTGAATCAAAAACAGCTGCCCGGGCGGCCAGTTCCGCTTCAAATTCTTTTTTTAGGATGTATTTTCCTTCTTCTTTTTCCCGTTCAAATCTTAATTTTGCGATTTGTTCATCAAGCTTTTCCACTTCCTTTTCATTCTTTAAAGCCTGCATATCGTTTGAATTATCGGTCAAATGATTTACTGCATAATTTCTGACCTCAATTTCCAGGACGGATCCGTCTGACTCCATCCTGATCAGTTTCTTTTTAAAATCGCCATACAGCTTGCCCCGGGAAACCTTGTAGCCAGATTGTGTCAGATGTAATAAAACAGCCCGGCGGCTTTTAAATGATGGTAATGGCCCTGCAGGATTTTGATCTTTATTTTTATTTTTCAATTTACAGGATCCTTTTAATTAATCTTTTGTTTGTCTTTAATAAAAAGGCTGCCACCCCCGGCCCCCTTTTTTGACCCCGCCCGCATACCTTCAAACTCAAATTATATGCCAGCGGCGTTTTTTAGCTGTTTTAAGCTGGTTTCTTTTCCAGGCACCCTGGACCCGGCCCTTTTTGTGAAACAATTAATTTTTATAACAGGCTTCAGCTGGGGATATACAAAGTTTCCACTTTCCATCCATTTCGTGAAAACGCATAGAGCCAAAGCCCGAGCTGCTCGAAACCGCGTGGCTTCGCCCCCTGGAGAGGACCCATTTTTTTCCTGGGACATAGTAAGGGTCAAGATCATAACCAGATCCCTTTATCAATCTGTAGATGCAGGGCGTCATTGTCGATCAGTTCCTGCAGATCTGCCCGGGCATTGTCCATCAGGTAGGCGGCATGGAGTGCTATAGAAAAGCGTTCCGGGTCCTTTTCTTCCAGCTTTAAGCCAGGCTTAAAACAAAGGACCGGCTGCCCGTCACTGGTTTGTTTCAAGTGGATGCCCTGGTCATAAAATTCTTTTAAATATGATGACAACAATTGAACCGGCAGGCTGTCCTGCCAGTCTGTCAAGGGTGGCTGTGGTTTTTTGGATTGGTCAGGGTGGTCAAGGGTGGACAGGGCCGGGTCCTGATCACCGGGCGCCGGATCAGCCAGCCCCGGGTCATCTGGTGCGGGATCCTCAATCACTTCAAGTTGTGGCTGCAGGCTGTACTTTTCGTCAAGAAGGTCAAAAGCTGAATAGGTCATTTTATTTGCTCCCTGTGGTTAAAAAGATCGAGAACGCCGTCATTGCTGCCCTGGTCAGGGTGGTCAAGGGTGGACAGGGTGGGCGGTCAAGGTAAAGAACGCCGCCATTGCTGGTTTGGTCAGGGTGGTCAAGGTACTTTTTTATAAAAGAAAAATATATAAACAAAAAAGAAAAACATGCGCGCGCATACGTAATAGGTTGGATTCCGCCTTGACCACCTTGACCACCCTGACCATTGTTTTTTAACTGGCTGGAATCATTAAGGATATGCAGAGTGATCAAAAACAGGTCCACCTTGACCACCCTTGACCGACCCCTGACCATTTCCATGGATTTGCCCCTGTTCGGGTTAATATTGCCTGATTTGCATGGGATATTGTCCTTAAAGTCACAGATTAAAAAGGCCCGGGGATTCCTAAAAATATGCCGCCCGGGGTCTAAATGTGGGCGGGGATCTGAAACGGGGTGCGGGGATCTGGAAAAATAAACACCGATCCCGGACATGCGGACGGCCTTGAATGGATCACGGCCCATATGTTTGACTGATCCCTGCATCATGTCATAAAATCCACAATTTTAAGGCCCTTTACAAAGGGCAGCCGATTTGGATTACCTTTCCTAGGGCGCCAGCTTGTAAGGCTTGAATGAGCCACATATAATTCCCTGAAAAAGTTTTCTCTTGAATAAGCGCGATAGCCATTCTTGCGGCAATAGGTTTCATAAGTTGAAAACAAAACCTCTTTGCTGGCCTGCTCATTTGCGCTAACTTCACAAACATCCTGGCAAAAACAGATCACAGGATTATTAAGGCGCTTGTATTCCATTAAAAGCTCGTCGGTTTCTTCGCACCTGGTGAACTGCCTATTTTTTAAAAGGCGGTTAAGACCTGCCAGCGCCCAATGAAATATTTCTGATTTTTCAGCCAGCAATTTTTCTGACAGGAAAGGATCTGTATTTTTCGCACCTTCAAGAAACTGCTGTTTAAATTTAATAGGCAGGATCCGCCGGAAAAAGCCGTCTGAATTATCAAGCACCCTGGGCATTTTATTAGCGGCAAAAATCTGTTTACAATAAGGGACAAAGGTAAAAGTATTCTTATGCTTAAAAGCTGCATTGACAGGATCACCGGACGTGATAGCCTTAAAATAAGGCGATTCAATGGCCTTGCTGCCAACTTCCGTGCTGATATTAACGGTTTTCTGGTAAAGGGATGACCGCAGAAACTGATCTTCCATTTCAGCAAAGGACACAGACGCGCAATTTTCCGGGCCGATCATTTCGCGTAAAAGACTGATCAGGGTGGACTTGCCATCAGATCCCGGCCCCAGCAATAGCAAACACTTTGCAAAGGGATTTTTCCGCAAAAAACAATATCCGAAAAACTCCTGGACCTGGGCAATGACTTCCGGAGTTTTGATGGTTTCAGATAAAAACTGCAGAAACCGGCTGCATTTGTCTTTTGATGCCGGGTTGTATGTGACCCCGAGTTCATAGGATGAAAAATAATCCGGGTCATGATCTGACAATAAACCTGTTGTAATATCCAGCATTCCGTTTTTGACATTTATAAAATCAAGATTGTCATTCAGTGCCCGTCCATGGGGTATGGTGGACAAACTTCTGACCTGAAAAACAGCATCCTGGACCATGGACTGTTTTGATTCTTTACCCAGCATTTTAAGGGCAATAGCCTTTAAATGTTCCTCGAAAAATTCCTCCCAGTATCTGCCATTCCACCGATATAAAAGCCCTGTATCCGGGCAGTATAAAAGTTGAAATTTTTCCATGATCCGTTCAGCCAAAAGACGGGGTTTAAATGCCATCCGGTCATTGATCCCGCGTTCATAAAAATCATGGTATTCTGCATCGACATCCGGCTCCGGGGCTGTGAAATGTTCGGCGTTATCCATCAGGCGCTGCAGGTCCAGGGCGGTCTGTTTATGTTTTGCAAAAAAATCAGTCAGATCCTGGCCGCCCTTTTCCGGCCATCGGCCATCTTTTTTGCCCATAAAATCCGGCCATTCTAAAACCCGCACCGATTTGGCCACCTTGCAGATTTCCGGGCCTGCATATTTATAGGCATACATCTGGCCCGGCTGATCCGCATCAAAGGCGATAACCACATCCCGGCCAGTGAATATTTTTAAATGTTCCTTTGTCCATTTCTTTGGTTTTGTGGTCTGGGTTATGGCGTTAAACCCGTTTGATATTGCACAGATTGTGTCTGACTCACCTTCACAAAGTAAAATTGTGCTGGACTCATCCCGGGGGACCGGGGGAAAAAGACGGGCGGATCCATAATCCGCCCCCCAGGAAATGATTTTAAATTTTTTGGCGCCTGGCTGATAAAGCCGGATGTTTCTGACATTGCCGTCCTGGTCATAAATTGGAATAGCCATTTTATTTGGCCGGGATAATGCTTTAATTGTGCCGGTCTTTTTTTCCTGGTAATGGGTTTGTTGCCTGATCCCCAGTTTTTCCATGGCCAAAGGGTGCCAGGCTCTTGTTTTGATTAATTTTTCGATCCAGGGATCCGGCAGCGGCCCCAGCATTTTATAGGCATCATTTAAGGGCGGCAGTTCCTTTTTCTTTTCTTTGCCGGGGACCTGGCCAGGCGGCAGGCTGTCAGAAATATTGTATTCCTTGCAAAATGCTTGAAAATTTTCTTTGTCATCACCGGATCCCCTGACCTTGCCCCACAGTTTTATAATATCGCCACCAAACCCGCAGGAAAAACAATGGCAGACGTCTTTTACATAATTATAGGAAAAGGATGGGGTTTTATCATCATGGACAGGACATAGCCCGATCAGTTCATTTTTTCTTTCTGATTTTACATTGAAAAGACCCCTGGCGATATCTTCCAGCTGTGACGGTATATGCTCTGCCGCTTTTCCCATGACGTTATAATCCTTTTCTTTTGTTTTTCAAAAACGTCCTCGATCTATGGTTGTAAAAATCAGCCGGGGCCAGATAATCATGGCCCCTGTTAAAATGGGGCTGGCCTATAGACCTTTCATTAGGACTGTTTTTTGCCCTTTCCTTAAATTTTGATTGTAATTCTATAAAAAATCTTTCTACTGGACTGCCCATAGCCTTTGAATTGGTTTTAAGCCCATGATCGCGTTTAATCTTTTCAATTGCCTTTTCTGCATCCTTTGACGGTCTGAAAGTGCAAGCCATAATATTTTACTCCTTTATATTCCACCCGATTAAAAGCCCCAGGATAAAAACCAGGTAGCAGAAAAGCAGGATCATTAAAATTTTCATTTCGGAAATTCCATATATCTTTTACCGTTTAATTTTGGGGCGGATATTTTCCTGCCGCCCTGGACTAATTGCTTGAACATAAATGGCGCCCCTGCCCTTTTACACTGCCCTTTTAAGGAAAGGACCCAGTCCAATGACATTGGCCGGGCGCCGGGTCCTGATTCACTGCCGCATACCACCCAGGACACCCTGGGATCCTGGCACCAACAGACCGACGGATCCAGACAGGAATCACAGGTCAGGTATTGATAAATGTCAATAGGTTCCAGCATGGGTTCAACAGATACCCAATGATTTTTGACGGGCAGTTTTAAAAGGGCCGGGATCCTGTTGTCGGCCTGGATCTGGTTTTCAGCTGTGACACCAAACCAGATATTATCCATGGTTTCAAAATCAGCTTTTTTGAATTCTCGCACCAGGACGCTTTCCATTCTCATAGGCCGCTTTGTCAGAATTAAAAAAGTATGATCTGATTTGATCATGACATCAAAGATCTGCCGGATAAATTTATGTGACACATCGCCATGAAATAGATCACCCATGAAACTAACACCGATCCTGGCAGGCTTTTTTCTTTTCAATGGTTCATCAAGTCGGCCCAGATGTAATGTCACATCAAACGGGGCCTGGGGATCATATCCAGGGACGCCCAGGGCGGCCAGTCTTTTGGCCATTGATTTGGCCCAGCAATTATCGCACCCGGCAGAAATCCTGCTGCATCCGTGGGTAGGGTTCCAGGTAAAATCAAGATATTCAATGCCGGTCTTGTTCATTTTGGGGCCTTCTTTTCTGCTTTTTCATAATCAGGCAAATTACTGGGCAAAAAGGGATGCGTCCCGGAAAAGGTCACTTTGCCATTGTCCAGCTTAGTGATTAAGTTCACGGAAATGGCTGCCGTTTGCAGGACTCTTTTTTTTAATTCTGTCCGCCAGTGTGGATTTGAAACGTCTATTTGATCAATCTTTGCCAGGCGTTTTCTGAACATCCTTTTAAATTCTTCCAGGCCGCAGGCATCGTTCATATCACCCCATAAAAATTCTTGTATCAGCCGGGCAGCCTTTAAAATTTCAACAATGGTTTGATCTTCGGTTTTGATTTTAGACATGATAAAGATCACCAGGAAACTGGTCTTTTGTTTTTAAAATTTCATAGCCATGATCAATCGCCGCCTCGACGTCATGCCGGAAATATCGGTCCTCGGTTTTGCGGATCCCGTCCGCGTGGTTGTATGGATTGCCAATAATTTTTCTAAAATAGATTTTTTTATAAATCGACATATGGGTGGCGGCAAAAGAAAGCATACCCTCTGCCTGATCAACAAATCCCAGGGCGGCCGTGTATCCGATAATGTCCACCACTGTCCTGTCCATGACAACAATATCAAACAAAGAAATGTATTTAAGCTCGTTTCTAATATGGTTAACAAATAGCCAGGCTTGTGATCTGGGGGTGGCATCCTTATTGATAGGATAATATTTGTTGTTTTCAAGGTCAGTAATTACTTTGACCGATTTTTCAGGATAATTTATTTTAAGGTCACGATATTCTTTTCCTGCAGCTGTTGATTTGCCGGTCCCATGGGTGCCCGACATTGCAATTATATAGCCCATTTATTTATAATCCCTTGTGATTTTGGTTTTTCCGCAGGTCCTGCAGATCCAGACATATTCCACATAGTCATGATGAAATTGTGGATTTCCTTTGATTTCCATCAGATTTGAACAATTTTCACACTTCATTTGCTCCGCTCCTTGCGTAGAATTAATTTGACCTGGATAATTGTGCCACTATAAAAAGGGACGCGGCAAAACCAATCAGGCCGCCGACACAAACCCAAACCTGGGCGGCATCACCAGGGGCCTGGGCATCACCACCGGCCATGCAAAGCGATAGGCAGGCCGTCATTGCAAAAAATCCGATAAGACATTTTTTAATTTTCATGCTTTTTTTCTCCCTTTAATATGAAAGACTTTTCCATCGGCGTCCTTAAAAGAACTGATAAGCGCTGGCTGTATCCTGGGCGGTCTTGTGGCCAGGATTTCAGCCCGGCGCAATTCAAGATCCCTGATCATTTCATTAATGGTATTTAATAAAAAATCTGTTTGATCAATTTTAGGGATTGCCATTGTTATCCTTTTAAGCCTGGTAATACCGATATAATACAAAGGTGTTACTTATATATTATTGCTCTTTCTATCTTCGATTTGTATTCTGTTTACCAAAGATGGGACCGCCTGCACCGTGTCTATACTCAACAGAATACAAGCTCTGATTACTTCACTTTTTCCCTTGTCAATATCAAACGCAGTTTTGCCCAATAGGTCAGCAAGTTCTGTGGGTGCTTTAAAAGTGATTGTGATATCATTTGCCATTATGCTGCCTCCCTATTTTTGGATAATGCTTTTTTGATTTGTTCCGGGGATCCTTCCAGCCAGAGTACCGGTTCTGTGTTTGTTGCAGCGGCAAGGTTTTTTGCTGTTTTATAATGCGGCCGCCTGCGACCTATTAAAATGTTGCTCAAAAACCCCTGACTGATACCGATTTGCGCTGCTAATTTTGTAATTGTTATTTTCATAATTATGCTAATTATTCCAGGTTGGAATAATTGTCAAGGAAAAAATTCCACATTGGATTAAAATATATGGTATTCCATTTAGGAATATATGAAAAAAATAGAAGAAAAATTTTGTGAAAGCCTTTTTAAATGGCAGTCTGAACACTTTGAAGGGACCCAGGCTGAACTGGGTAATTTTTTTCGAGTTTCACAGGGCCAGATTGCAAAAATTTTTTCTAAACAAAGATGCGGGGATGAAACCTGGCGGCGGTTTGTTGCAAAAAAAATAGGCTATGATTATGACACCATGATAGGTGTTAAAAAAAAAGATTTGGGAAATGTCATCAGATTTGAAACCATTGAAGATGAAGAACATTATAATGCGACTAAAAAATTTTCAGACAAAAAAACAGCAACAAAATTCAATAAATTACTGGT